GAGCTGCTGTAGAATCAGGTAATACTGCTTGGGTAGGTACAGTAACTAATATGATTGAAAATGGAGGTTATATGGTAATGGTACAAGGTATAGAATGTTTCATGCCAGGTTCTCTTGCTGGTATTAATAAACTTCATGATTTTAGTTCTATTATTGGAACTGAAATATATGTTGTGCCTGTTAGTTTCTCACCAGATAGAGGAACATTAGTAGTTTCACATAGAAAATATTTACAAGCACTAATACCTGGAGAACTAGAAGGATTAAAAGAAACACAGGGTGAAACTTTAACAGGTAATGTTACTGGTACTGCAAAATATGGTGTGTTTGTTGAGTTTAATAAATGTTTAACTGGTATGATTCATAATAATGACTTAGATGAAGAAACTTTAGTTAAATTTAAAGCTAGAGAAATTAAACCAGGCGATGAAGTATCGTTTATGGTAAAAGACATTATTAGCAATACTAAAATAACACTGACACAGAAAGCAAACATAGTTGTTAATCCATGGGTAGATATTATTTCTAGATATCAAATTCCATGTGTTGTTAATGCTACGGTTAAAACCAAAAAAGACTATGGTTTGTTTATTACAATAGAAGAAGGCGTTACTGGTTTACTGCACGTGAGTGAATTAAGTGAAGAAGTAATGAGTGTTTTTAAATCAGGAGACCCTATCACTGTACAAGTTACGAGAATCGATGTTGATTCTATGAAAGTGTTTTTAAAAATGCCACAATAACTATTGTAAAACGAGAGTGTGATATATAATCAAACGGTAATATCATAATCTTAGTATGCAAAAATTAAATATAGATTCTCCAAGAGAATCAATCCTAAACGCAGCACTCATGGGTGTTGAGTTTGAGTTCTATTCTAACCTCGATCTAGAAGTGACCAGAAAATCTTTGGAAAAGCTTCTAGATCGAAAGATTAGATTAGAGGATAAGGCCCATTCTGATTTTGTACCATCTGCTGAAGTATTTAAAATTGAACCAGATATGTCTGGTGGTAAAGGTTTAGCAGAACTGGTTACTGGTCCTATCCCATATAGAAATGCTAGATTAGTAGTTATCAAGATGTTAAAATGGATATCTGAAAACGGGTATACTAATGAAAGAGCTTCTATTCATATAAATTTATCTTTCGATAAAAAGTATCTTCAAGATAAAGATCTTATTTCTAAAATGAATGTTCTTAAATTTATTTTAGAATTTGATGAAAAACAGGTATATAAGTTTTTCCCAGAACGTGAAGATTCAACATATGCCAAAAGTGTAAAGTGGGTAATGCCTAAAATTGAAGCATTTCATTTTGATGGTAATCACATTGCTGCAAATAATTTTAAGTTTGCAGATACTAAGTATTATGGAATCAATTTTTCCAAATCAGAAAAGAATTATTTAGAGTTTAGATATATTGGTGGAACTGATTATGAGAAGAAGCCAGATGAGATTTTGTATTTAACTGAGAGATTCTTGATGCAAATGTGGAGTTCATGTAATGATTCTAGGTTCAATGACTTGAATAAAATAGAATTACTTAAAATTTTAAATAAAAATAAACCCATATCGGAGATACTAAAGGACTACTCTAATGTGTCTAAACATTATCCTGACATTACTATACTGGTCGACTTAGTAGACAACCCAGTAATTATTAAATTACAATGGGAGAGGTTTAAAAACAGAGTTGTAGATCTTATAGTAAATGGATCTATGACTGCTGGATTAATTAACTACGATTCTAACTATGGTGCAACCCAAATAAAAGATGGAAAGTTCCCGGCAGTATACCAACTAGAAGATTTTGAATTTATTGATTGTGAAATAGCTGGTAATGTAATTAATTCTAGTTTTTATGGGTGTGAAGTAAGTGGATCAACAATTACATATGGTAGTTTATACAAAGGCACTAAAGTAAAAGAATCCAAAGTGGAATCTAGTTACACACATGGTAGTTGTGAATTTACTAATTGCTATGTTTCGGGCAGAGACACTATGTTTAAAGGTAAAATGGTTGGAGGTATATTCAGAGAAGGTTTTATGACAAAAGACGCTAGATTTGATGATACTGAAATCGTAGTAAGTAAAAAAATAAGAGAATAAAATGAGTGAAATTAGAAGCGGTTCAAACAGTGACTTAACTTCCGGGAGATATTTTGATCCTAATTGTTTAAATGTATTTTTAGATGAAATAGGAGATGATATTACTGGAGCATGCATGGTACCTATTAATTTACCACAAAAAGAGATTGTTAATATAATCAAAAGAGCCAAAAAGTGGTTTTATAAAAAATATGAATATTCTGTAAAAGAAAATCTGTATCATATACCTAATAGTGTGTTTAGTACTGAATTTTTTAAAAAACACAGAGCTTTAACATTGCCTGGGCCTAGTATAGATGGTGGAGGTGGAGTATTTTCTGTGTATGGATTATATGACTTGTCATCAGGATGGAATGGTGGTGGAGGTGGACTAGATGTAAGGTTTCAAGGTGGATCTGATTTTTCTATGGAAAGAATGTTATTTAGAGGTATGTATGAAGGATCTGGAATGGCTGAGGCTGCTGAAGAATTACAGTATTATGTATTAAATGCATCAATGGCTGATTTATCTAGGCAAATATTAGAAAATCCAATTTCATATCATTATTCTAGTTTAACAGGAGAATTAAAATTTATGGGTGATACACCAAAGGGTGATGTTATATTAGAAATATATGAGACTATACCTGATTGTGCATTATACTCAGACGAAATATTCTTTAGATATGTAAGTGCTAAGATAAAACAATCCATAGGATCTAAACTAGCTATATTTAAATTTGCACTACCTGGTAATGTAGATTTTGATTACGATGCTATTAAATCTTTAGGTGATGATGAACTTAGTATAATTGACGAAGAGATTAAAGGTGATGAAGGTGTTGATTGGATGATGCATTCATAAATAAAGGAAGATAAATAAATAAATGGAATTATATATAAAATATCCGAGTGATCCTAATTACGATGTGGATCAAATTCAAACTAACGGTGAAATAGAAATGTTGATTACACAAATCCAAACAATTTTATTTACCGATAGTGGTGAAGTTATGGGCGATCATAAATTTGGATGCGATCTAGAGTCTCTTATATATGATTTCAATTCAAGTGAACATAATATTAAATCGGTAATAGTTGATCAATTAAACGCTTATTGCCCATTAGCTTCTAAGTACGACGTCGCAGTAAATGTAGATTTTGTCCAAGGTGAAGTTAGAGATATTGCGTTTATAGATATTACGATAGATAGTAGATATGCTATAAAAATAAGCATGCTATAAAAAAGTATACATAATAATGGCAGAATTAAAATTTTTAAGTACAATCAGAACGGGCGCAGAGTCTATTAAGGCTGATGCTAGAACTTACATTTCTAGGGTTTATAATAGAGCTAATACTCTATTTACTTTGGCGTCACCGTTTGCACAGATAATAAGTGTTTTATCAGAAATGATGGATCTTATTATGTTTTATATTGAAGATTCTGTAGTAGAACAAAATATTTACACAGCTCAACAACCAGAATCAATATATGGTATGTCAAGATTAACTGGTCATGATGCTACACGTGGTTTTGCTTCAACAGGTGAAATTATATTTAGATGGAAACCAGGTGCTGATATGGCAAAAATAGCTGGAACATTATTAAATATTGATGGTAGATCAAAGATTAAGTTTGATGCAAATGGAATGACATATACATTGTTAAATTCTACAGAGTTATTTAAATTAGAAAAAACAAATTATAATGCATTTAAAAGTGCAATTATTCAGGGTGAGTTTGAATCACAAACAGTAACATCTAATGGTGAAAAATTACAGTCATTTAATATAAATACTGGTGGAATTACTGATCATAGTAAAATAACAGTGAGTGTTAACGGTGAACAGTGGACAAAACATGAATCGTTATATGACATTCTTTCTGATGAGAAAGCATATTTAATTAAAACTGGAATTAGTGGAGGTTTAGATCTTTATTTTGGAAACAAAAACTTTGGAATGGTGCCACCTAATGGAGCTAGCATTAAAGTAGAATATGTAAAACATTCTGGAATTGCAGGTAATTTAGATGATTCACCTGATTTAACTCTTAAATGGGACGCTGCTGGTTATGATTCTAATGGCACGGAACATGATCTAAACGAGTTTTTAGACGTTACTGTTACATCTTCTCCAAAAATGGGTAGCGATAGAGAGAGTACTCAATTTACAAAAATAATGACTCCGCTTGCAAGTAAGTCGTTTGTATTAGCAACACCTGATAATTATGAATATTTCTTATCAAGATACAATATGTTCTCTTATATAGATGCATTTAATACAACTGATGATCAGTATTTGGATGATGATAATGTTATTTACATTTTTGCAGTGCCAGATATTAATAAAAAATTAGCTAAGAATCAAGATTACTTTACTGTACCTCAAGAAGAAATGTTCTTTGATCAAGGTGAGTATGATGCAATGCATAAGGTTTTAGAAGATAGCGGACAACAAATGGTAACAACTGAAGTTGTCTTTGTTAAGCCACAAATAAGAAAATATAGTATTGATATTAATATTAGATACTTTGAAGGTTTTACTAAAGATGAAATTTACACAGCAGTAAGAGAGAAGATGTCGACATATTTATTAAATATAACAAGAAGAGATAAGCTACCTAAATCGGATGTTATTTATATTTTAGAAGAAGTTGCAGGAATTGATGCAGTAAATGTTAGATTTATTTCAGAAACAGAAGAAACTGCAAGAAGGCTTGGTTATTATGAATCTGTTAATGTTACTGTAGTTCCACAAGAACCAGTAGTGTTGGAGACAGTTGGTAACGGCAAGCAAAAACATGTGTTCTTTAAAAAGATAGAAGATGTTAAAATTATTCCAGTTGATGAAAACACAGATATACCTGCAGATATTAAAGGTTTAGATCAGTGGGGTGATATTATAATGGATAAAGAAGAAGTTGCAGTATTTAGAGGTGGATGGTTAGACAGAGACGGTGATGTTATGGAAGATGATGTTTTAATCAACGCTGAAGCTGCAGTTAGTATTAATTTTGAAGCAGATCCTGTACCTAGAACAATATACACTAGAGTACAAGCTGGAAATAGAAAGGCACTTAAATAATGGGTTTATTTACAAATTTATTTAGCTATAGAAAACGTAGAAGATATGATTCTGCGAAGTTTAGAAAAGATGACAGACTACATACTGGATATAATTATGATGATGAGTTAGGACCGGGAGATATGCTAGGTAGATCTTTATCTGGACACATTCAAAGAAATCAAACTATTCAACATTTTTTAATATTCTTGGATGATTCTATAAAGAATTTATTAAAAGGCGTAAGATACTTAAATAATTTTAAAAATTATACGGTAGACGAAAACACAAAGAAAACTAGATAATGTACGATAATTTAAGATTTTTTAAAGGACTAGAACATGATTTAAACTTTACGAAGAATAACTCTGACGTATATACGGGTACTGTTCACTTGTCGGAGGTTTCCGCAGGTTTATACGAAACCATTAACTTGTTTATTCTTGAAGAATGTAGATTAATGGGTGATTCTATTATAAATTTCCCAGTCAGCGAAGTAACTGAGTCTGACCAATTTTTATTCGAGTGGAATGAGGATAGCAGATTTGATAGTAAAGACATTATATTGTATGACATTGATAATAGCGGAAATATACCTGTTATTAGAGAGTTAAAATCACAGAGTGTTGATTTAGTTCCAACTAGTAATATTGCAGCATATGACGATGGTATAAAAATGTTATGGGAACAAGATAATACTGCGGTACAACTTAACATTACGTTAAATTCTTTAAAGTCTGGACCTCACGTTAGAGATTTAAACATTTATCATAGTGCAAATAATGTAAAAACACTAATTGCTACGATTGAAGTTTATGGAGAAGTTGTTGCAGAAGATGAAAGATTAAAAATCCTTTTACAAAATTTTGGAGCTACATTAGACGAGTCTGATTTTATGTTATTTAAAGATCATGACATTAGTGAAATGTCACCTGATTATAAACTACTGAATAAGAAGAGAAAGGAATTACTTTTAGAGTTGCACAATATAAAACCATTTGTTGGTACATATAAAGCAATATTAAATGCCATAGATTTCTTTGGTTATGATAAAATAACTTTAAAAGAATATTGGTTAAACGTTAATAGTTCTGTTAAGAACTTTGGTAAATTATTTGCAGTTCCTGTACCTAACTCATCGGTAAGAGGCGAGAACACAAGAAAGAAACTAGTGTTTAAACTTCCTTCTAGTACAATGAAGAAAACTAGTAAGTTTAGCCTTGTATATAGATTAAATGAACCTAACGGCACATTTGATCAATGGGATATTCCAAACGTAACAGAAACATTTGATTATACACCAGAAGAAGTACTTATTAAACTATATGGTTTAAAGGCTAAATTACAAAAAGATTATTTACCACTTCAAGCAAAGATAATTGATATTACAGCTGAAGGTGATTATTTTACACAAAGAAATATAAATGTTTGGAACATTCAAAATAGCATAGACTTCTTTAGTGAAGGACATACTGTTAAATTTAGTGTATTTCCTAGTGATAGACAACTTTTTATTGAAGATATGTCCATGGTTTTAAAACCTACATTAGATCAAAATGATAACACTAATAATTACGACTTATTTTTAAACACTAAAAGTGGGGAAGAACATACATTAACACCTGTTGATAGAACTGAATTAAAGAGTGTGTTTAGAGAATTTTATGAAACATATCATAACCAAGAATTATATTCATATAACCCTAATGTTCCTATCGGATGTCCTGTATTATTAGACGGTACTGAATCTTTTGATGATATATGGGACGAAGCTCTTTTTACATGGGAAGATACTGCGGGGTTTGGACAAGGTGCAGATCCAATACCAAATGGATCAGTACAAATTCACTCTGGAATTTCTTGGAATGATTGGTGGAAAGCATGGGTTTATGAAATAGAATGGATCATTACTGGTAAGAATAAAGGCTATGACCAAACGTACAGAGGTGCGATTGATGACTACTTAGTTTTGCCACTGATATTACCACACGATGACATATATACTGTCGAGATGAGAACATATGATCTATTTGGACATAGATCTCACTATAGAATGGACGATTTAATTGATGTAAAACTTAAAAACTTAGAGTTATATGGTATTTACAAATGGTTAGAAAATGATTCATGGGATAATAAAAACCTTGCTTGGCAAAAATCAGGAGGTTATTGGGATTTACCACAAGATAATGTGACAACTATAGATGATGATATAGCTACTCTGTATTTGACATTAGATAGAGCAAATTATATACATTTTGAAGAAGATCAAGGAATTAGATTTTCAACTGTAAGTAGATATTTAGATATTTATTCTGAAACTGCATTTAGCGAAACAACTGGGCCATACATATGGAACGAGTCTACATATGATTGGAATAATACTGAACATTTATCATGGGATCATATGAGAGTTGGTCCTGATTTAACGTCTAGTTTTAAAATAAACGACATAGAACAGTATGATGAGTTAAAAATTACACATAAAAACCCAAAGACTAAGGAAATAATCGATGGATTTCATCAAGTAACTATGGCTACGCCTACAACTGTTAATGATGTAAACGGCTGGACTCAAATAATGGATGAGTTGAACGCGAGTACAGATCCTGTTATTAGTAAATTTAATTACAACGCTATCTTTGCAGATTCTGACAACAATGACGTGAGCGATGTATTTAGATTTATACTAGCTGTTGGAAAGGAATATTCAAAAACATATGATTTTGAACGTGTATCGATAAATAAAAATAGTTTAACATCAAATGCTAATGTTAGTGGAGAAACTCATGTTAAACATTATAATCCAACATGGGATGACACTAGAGTATTTAACGACTACGCTGAGGTTGAAAGATCAACGCATGTAACATTTTCAACTGATATTTCTAAGTTCCCTGGCAGTAAAAACGCTAAATGGACAATTACAAATATAACTAACCCAAAAATCACTGATATATACTATAATAATATGTGGCTTACATATATCTTTAAAGAACCTGGGTACTATAATATTCAGCTAGAAACTGAAGATACAAACGGCAATAAAAACCTTGTAAAAAGGAACATGTTAAAAGTAAAATAATAAAAAACAATAAAAATGGCAAACATTACTGAAATTTTAGGAACTGATT